ATAATCAAAGGCGTACCTGTCACCGTCATGGTCGTAGCGCCAGTGAATATCGTGCCTGTGCTGTTCAGCGTAATCGTGTTGGTGCCAAAGGCAAGTGTGCCTGTGAAGCCTGTGCAGGTCAGGGTTTGAATCGTTGGGCTGATATCAAGCGTGACTGTGCCTGCGCCTGAGTTGGCATCAAGCGCGGCAGTGTCGGCAGAACCGGGCACAGACGCACCAGAAGCCCCACCAGAAGTTGATGCCCAGTTGGTTGTGCTGTTCCAGTTACCTGTGCCGCCCGTTACCCAAAATCGTGCTGCCATGCTTATTCCTCAACAGGTGTGTCTACAACAGGCTCTTCTACGACCGGCTCTTCTGCAACCGGCGCAGGAGGGTTCTTAATGAATGCATCCCACTTGTCATATCGAGCCTGCTTCATTGCTTCAATTTCAGCGTCAGTAAAGCTGTGGTCATCTGCCAAGTGCAGGGCATCACGAAAGCCGTTAATTTCAAAAACAATGTCAATCATGTCAGTTCCTTAGAAGCCAAAGACCTTGGCAATCATTTGCCACTTTGCAGCAGTGCTGTTGTAGATGAACCCCATGTAGTCGTACAGCGTAGAGCCCGAACTGGCCGTTGGCAATGCAACATCCGTGGAGCCTTGAAACGCTGCGTTCCATGAGAACGTCTGCACGTTGGTTGATCGAATGCGAAGAATAAACTTCTGGCCGTTTACAGGCGTTCCTGTTGGAGCGTTGACGGTCAAGGTTCCAGCCGCCTGCGTGTTGGCCTGTGTGGCCATGTCGGTTGTGTCGGCGTTGACTGTGATAGATGTGCCGTCAGCAATCACCACAACCCGCGCAACCACCGCGCCAGTGATTGTTGTAAACACACCAGTGGTAGGTGTTGTGGCACCTACCGTGCCGTTGATGTTGATGGATGCCGTGCCGGTCAAGTTTGTCACAGTGCCCGAGGACGGTGTACCCAACGCACCCCCGTTGACGACCGGTGAGCCAGCGGTGCCTATATTGACCGCCAAAGCCGTTGCCACGCCCGTTCCAAGGCCGCTAACCCCCGTGCTGATGGGTAGGCCGGTTGCGTTCGTCAAAGTCACGCTGGTCGGCGTCCCAAGGATTGGAGTGACCAATGTGGGAGATGTGGCAAAGACCAAAGACCCTGAGCCGGTTTCATCTGTGACCGCCGAAGCGAGGTTGGCAGACGATGGAGTGCCAAGGAAGGTGGCAACGCCCGTGCCCAGCCCCGATACGCCCGTAGAGATCGGAAGACCAGTGGCATTCGTCAATGTGACAGATGTGGGTGTGCCAAGAATGGGCGTCACAAGGGTGGGGCTTGTGGCAAATACCAAAGCACCCGTGCCTGTTTCGTCTGTCACTGCGGAGGCAAGGTTTGCGCTTGAAGGTGTGGCCAAGAATGTAGCCACCCCAGTGCCCAAGCCAGAAACTCCAGTGGAAATTGGAAGGCCTGTGACGTTCGTCATCGTTCCGGAGGAGGGTGTACCCAGTGCGCCGCCGTTCACCACAGGTGACCCAGCGGTCCCCACGTTGACCGCAAGTGCTGTCGCAACCCCTGTTCCAAGGCCGGACACGCCAGTGGCAATTGGCAATCCCGTTGCGTTGGTCAGCGTGCCAGATGTTGGTGTTCCGAGAATCGGTGTAACGAATGTGGGGCTGGTGGCAAACACCAAGGAGCCCGTTCCCGTCTCATCTGTGACCGCAGCAGCAAGGTTGGCCGATGAAGGGGTGCCAAGAAAGGTGGCCACACCCGTCCCCAAACCAGACACGCCCGTGGAAATTGGCAAGCCGGTGGCGTTGGTCAATGTGACGGAGGTCGGGGTTCCAAGAATCGGAGTTACCAGCGTTGGGCTGGTAGACATGACAACGTTGCCCGTGCCTGTGATTGCATTGCTGACCAGCGCCTTGGTGCCATTGGTAAAAACCGCCTGACTGGCTGTTAAGGCGGTCAATATTGGAGCGGCTGTAACGGATACCACACCCGTGGTGTCGGCAATTTGAATGGCGGCAGTGCCATCCTTGGCCTTGATGTTGGTAGCCTCAACGTTGGTGGCGTCAACGGTTGTTGCGTTCAACTGCACAACCCCAGACACATTGTTTGAGTCGTCAATCGTTACCGCGCTGTTTTGAATCAGCTTGCCTGTTGTTCCGTCAAAACGGGCTACCGCGTTGTCTGTGGATGAAGATGGCCCATCCACGTTTCCAGAGGCCACCTCGACGAAATCAACGCCGTTCCACACAACAAGTGCCTGAGTGCCAGCCAACACCGTTACGCCTGTTGTAGGCCCAACCCCACGGATCACAATGCTCTGTGTGCCGCCCGTCTTGTTGACGACAAAGTAAGCCTTGCTCTGGGCGGGTGCTGTGATGTTGCGGGTTGTCGTGCCAGTGGCCGTCCAAAGCAAAATTGCCTGCCGCGCCTGATTGGCAACGCCGTCTGTGTCCGTCAGTGTAACGTCAGCATCTGCGCTGAGGGTGGTGGTTCCTGAGATGGCTGAGTCAAGCAAAGAGGTAATGGAGTCGTTGACCACATCACCCCATGAACCCGAAAGTTCACCCGTTACCGGAAGGGCCAAACCAAGAAGAGAGGTGTATTGCGTTGCCATGATTTTCCTTACGCAGCCACTGGCTGCCAATCCGGAGATTGAGTTGTCCCGACCTGCGCCCAGCCGGGTGATTGAGCGTCATTGATATTTTGCCAGTTTGCGGTCTGCGTGTCGTCAATTTCACCCCAAACATTGACGCTCCCAACGAGGGCTTGGCCAGCTACTCCGGTGACCAAAACAGTTGTTGCAGACATGTGGCCCCCATCAGGCAATTCTTACAATTGCAGAAGAGGCGTCGTTGGTTGGAAACTGCACTGTGAAGTCGCCCGCAGTGACTGTCTTGTCAGCGCCAAAGTCCAGAACCGCAATAGCTTTGTTTGATTTGCTGCTGTTGTAAATCAAAGCGCCACGAGCAGTAAAGGTTGCGGTGGACCATGTGGTGTCTGAAAAATCCACATAGGCCGTGGTGCCAGACAGCGTAACCGTAGCTCCCGCTAGGGTGTTGCCGCCTGCAACATAGCCAGCTCCAACCACCTCATCAGAGGTTGTGTAAACAGTGGTGGATGCGCTTAAAGTTGCTGCGCTAACGTACAGGGCAATCTTGAGTACATCCGTGTCAAGGTCGTGCTCACCCAGCAAAATTTGCTGTTTAAACGATGAGCACATTGCTTGCGTGATTGCCATTCGGGCCTCCTGTTAATTGACCGCGATGCGGATTTGCCCACTTCGGTAGGCGTCTCCGCGCTGCTTGCCGTCGCCCAAGTTCTTGAGCAGTGCGATTGATTGCAGATACATATCTTGGTACAGCTTGACCATATCGGCCTCACCCTTCATATACCGGATCGCTTCAACCAAAGCACCGTTAAGCAGTGCGGAGTCAAAGTTTTCACCTAGCCACGTATCACCCGCAGTCACGATGGACTCAGGGTAGTAGTAGTAATGAAGCTCTGCGTTGTACGCCACATCGGGTGTTGGGCCAACAATGAAAGTCAGCTCACTCACATCGTCCGAGCGCGGCCCAAAGATGGCGTAATGTTTTGGCTTGCCTGTTGCCGCTGGATTTGGGTATGCCTGACGGATGAAGTTGACATCCTTGTTCAGCAAAAACTCATACGCGCCCCCTGCGACAGGGTATATGGCTATGGAGTACACCGACAAAAAATCTACCGGGGCCTGCAAATACTGGTTTGACGCAGTGATCGACCCGGTGACGTTTTTGCGCAAGTTTGCCAACTGCACCGTGTTGTAAATGCGCTGCTCCGCCTGCTCGGTGAAGAGCGCGTACTCTGCTTCTGTGAACTCATTTTCACAGATTCGGGCGATGTTCTCTTTGAGCTCGGTGTAATTCATATCAAGCCATTGGGCCTCTGGCCATCACACCCTTAGTAGCCGCGCCAGTGCCGCGCACCTTGATACCGCTGGTCTTGGTTGGATAACCATCAGGCTTGTTGTTGATGCTGCCAACAGACATGCAGACTGTGTCCGCATTGCTGCGGTTTGGCTCTTTGCCGGGGTTGGCTGCGGCCTTTACGGCTTTACCGGACATGGTGTGTGGTTTGGCGTAAACGCTGGCTTGGCCCACTTCCTTGCCCATCATCTTCTTGCTAAATGTTGCCATGATCGGCTCCTTATGTCGTCACAACCGTGACTTTACCAACAAAACCCGCCGCCACCAAGTCGTTTGGTGTCAGCGCCGAATCGAAGCTGGTAGCCCCACCTACTGGGTTCCAGCCCCATTGAATATCTCGAGAACCACCTGAAACGTTGCCAGCAGCATTAAGACCCGACACAAGGTATGTCGTATCTCGACGAGGGTTACGCAGCGCCTGCGGATCATCCACAGGAAAGGTGCCAAGCATCAATTGAGGCTGATCTGGGTCCCAGCACTCCGGGCACACCAACAACTCATATTTGCGCTGCTTGACGATCTCGGTGCGCAACTCCTTGAGCTTGTATTGCTGGCCGCACCTATCACACTCCGCGATAGCTATGCGACCCGACGCAAACCGATTGGCCATCAGTACCCCCCGTTGCCAATAAACATCCGGCGGGGTACAAAACGCGCTGCTGCCTTTTCCCGGTCTTCCGTTGAGGCAAGGTCCCAAGCCTCGTCGTACTGCTGCTTAAGAATTGGCAGCCTGTCCATGGAGTTTGGCAACTTCAAAGCCAAGTGATACGCCAACCCGGCGGTCATGGCCTCATAAAACCGGAATGGCATGTCCATGGTGTTTACACCTGTGCCTGCGTCTTGGATTCTCCGAAGACGCCAGTACACAAAGGTGTAAGTCTGTGAGTCGTCTGGGACAGGCCACACGGTTATCCGGGGTGTGTCTAAACGCTCAATCCAAACTTGGATTGGCCGAGCCTGAGTAAGCTTATTTGGGATCGTTGCGTAGGTGGAGACGCTGATCCGGGTAATGGTCAGGTCTGCCTGCGTGGATGCGCTTCCCGCGCCCGTGCGAATGACATGCTCCAAGAGGTCCACTGTGTCTGCCGGGAGGTTGTATGTTGCCGTTCCAGCGACGAGCGGGATCGAGCCCTGCTCGTAGGTGAACATGTTTAAACCCTTGTTGGCCCACTGGGAGAACATCAAGTTCAACGACCGGCTGGCCGTGCGCAGGTCATAGCCAGTGCGCAACTCACCACCGGCACGCTCAAACGCTTCCTCTACGATTTCCGTGAGGTCCATGTTAAAAGCGGTGGTGCCGGAGGTGGTCATGGTTTACTTTGCTGTTTTGGCTGATTGGCGGAACGCTTGCGCAGTTGGAG